TCGTATTTAATATTTACTAGCTTACCAGAAGTCACATCAAATATCTGACCATGCATGTCCTGTACACGCTTAAGACCCTCTATAAATGCATCACTAGAAATACCTTGCTGCTGTCTTAAAGGTTCAAGCCTTTTTAACATTTGCCTAGCTTCAGGATTTACAACGTAGGGCTTACCCCCCAAGTCTTGTATTTTGCCAGAACTCCCTTTCGTTACAGTTTCAATGCCCCCGCGCCACACCTCTGGATTAAAGTTGTCACCTGCTAGCTGCGATGCTCTACTTAACAGGTTTGTTACAACGCCAGCACCTTCCTGCTGGAGGCTACTGCTTGTAATTCCTAGTTCTTGCTGTTGTCTTGCTATTGCACCATCTACGTTAGTATCGGTATAGCCCAATACGCGAGAGAATTTTTTTACAGAGTCATAGAGGGCTGCATTTTTATCCTCTTTTAATTCTTCATAAAGTCTACCTTTAGAAATAGTATTGTTTATAAGATTTGCTACAAAATCTAATTTTTGCAGCGTCTGTTCTAAGTTATCGGTGGGGCCACCCATCATTTTTAACGCTCTTTCTACGTCAGTATCAGAAATGGTTCGGCCACCAGTGCCGCCCTGAAGAATAGAAGTTAACTGGTACGCAAGCATATTCTGTAACATTTCTACTTGTGCAGCAGCCACACCTTTAGCATCTTGAGAGGCTTCTGCACTAGATAATTTTTTTCCTATTTCTCTAAGTCTACTTTGTGTTTTAGAAGACATTGCTCTATATGGTTTATTATCTTTAGTGTTATAGCGAATTTGAGTACCACTATCTATAACAGACTGAGCTTGAGCACTAAGATTTTTTACAAAAGAAGGAACAGAAGTCATCAGTGCTTGAAAGCCCGTTAAAATACTGCTACCAACTCCTACAACTTCAACTTGTTCTCTTAAAGCATTTAATGTATTTTTCGCTGCTGATGCAAGAGGACGAGACTCCTGAACCATCTTTATTTCTGCTTTAATATTAGTATCGTTTTTAGAAAGTTGTTGAATTGTTTTAGGTTGAGGCCTAGCATTTACTTTAGGTCTAAAGCTAGCATTTTGTCTTCCATAGAGTGATACTAAAGAGTATGCTTCATCTTTTAAAGTTCCATCTTCATTAACAAACCCATTATCAGGGTTATACAACCATTCTCTTGCTTCTTTAATTTGCTGTTCAGTGCCACTACCAATTTGAGAAAAGTATTTAACAGTAGGACTAGACGCTGCTACATATAGTTTATTAATATCAGAGTCGTTACCTGCTCCCGGATCATAGGGGCCTATAAGTTTTAACATTTCTGCTCCAGCTTGAGCAGGGTTCATCTTACTTCGCCTAACACTACTAAAGGAAGCGATAGCATCTTTAACTTCGGGAGTATCCGGCATTCTAAGATTATTGCCAAGAACCCTTGTTTGAGAAACTTCAGGACTTCCTGTTTGTGGCATTTTTGTAGTGTTGTCTTGTATGCTTAAAAAAGCATTTCTTACAAAAGGGCTTCCTTTCAATACACCGCTGTAAATAGCAGCAACATCAGGATCAGGATTTGAATCCGTTGAATTTAAATTATACGCCATCTGATATACAGAAAGAAGTTTACGTTTAAGCTCTGGACCCGTCTTTGCATCGTTGTAAGCTGCTTCAAATTTTTCAGGCTCACTAACAAAGGCAGTCAAGGGATTGACGACCCTCTCCCGCTCTGATGCTCCTTTGAGCCATTCAAAACCACCAGCACTAGAATAGAGTTTTGCCCTATTTGCTTTTTGTCTAAGCTTTTCTGCCTCTATTTTAGCTTCTTTATTTATACCAGCAACTTTTGCTGCTGATTTTGCGCGTGTTTTAGCAGCTTCTTCTGCTGATGTTGCACCTTGATCAGCAGCGTATCTGCGGGATGCTGCATTTATTCTAGCAGCATCTAAGCGGGCTTCTGCGCCTGTTGTAGCAGTCTTTTCCTCTGCTTTAAGTCGCTTCTTAAGAATTAACTCTTTAGTAGCCCTATCAAATTCAAGTTTGTTAAGTTCTCTCTGTTCCTCTTGTTCTGCTAACTTTTCTGCTGCCTGAGTTTGCTGATACTTATTAATCTGATTATTTACAGCGCCCAAAGCTCCAGTTGCAAACGACATAAAAGGTGATACCATTATACTAATTCCTCTTGTTCTTCTTCCATAGACATAAAGCCTTCATCCACAGGAGTAGGCTCAGACATCTCTTCCATATCGCCCATCATGCCGCCTTCTGTTACTTCTTCTCCTTCAGGAGACTCATCAAGGTCTTCTAACAGTACATCAGCAGCATACATTAGCTTGTTATACATATCCGGTCTGTTCTTCTCCATAAGCTCAAGAACGGCTTCTTCAGACACCATGTTCTTCTCTTTTGTAACTTCAGGATCAATGTTAAAAATTGTAGCCGGAATCTCATTCTCTATAGCTAACCCCATAAAGTGCATAGCTATCGGAGGCTTGAGTATTTCAGCCATGTCGGGTGTCCAGTACCCCTCGCTAAAACCAGCAAATACAATGGTATTTGTTATCGCTTCAATAGGAGTACCGGCTAATAGCAGTCGCAAGAAGTTCTCTTCAACATCTGGCTTCTCCACCCGCTCAACCACATACATCATCGCTTCTTCAGGATTTGTATATACAGGAGGTTTTTCCCACGCCCAGTTCTGAGGGGGCTGTGTAAGAGAATGTCCGGGGATAGGAGCGTTGAACCTATCAATAGCCTTTGTGCTTCCCGGCTCTGGAGATTTTAACTCCTCAATTTTAGGATCGCGGTAATACGGATCAGGATTTAATGGCATAGTTTATTCCTCTACACATACTGGCTTTGTCTAATATTAAGGCCTCTTAAGCTGCTAGGATTTGCAATGGTGCGGCCCTTGGGAGTATTAGTCCCTGCAATCAATTCGCTTAAATCTCTAACGGGCTTACCACCATTAGCCGCCATAGCCTGCATAGCTGCTTGCGCTCTAGGAGAAAGACCTGCTAACTGTGCAGAACGGGCAACACCCGGATTACCTACTGGTCTGGTTGGTAGCATTCTTGCTGCAGGGCTTCTTGGCCCCACGTTTTGACTTGCTTGACCCCTTTGGCCCCCTTGGCCCCCTTGTCCTTTAAGAACAGCACCCGCAGCACCTGCAAAACTTTTAATTAATTTAGCCGTTTCTTTGTCTACACCTAAATTTTCGTACAGGAAATCTTGTGCCTGTCTAAGGTAGCTGCGGTCATCATAAGGCTCAAAGTAACCGCCTTTTTGATAATCTCCACTACTATAGCCGTATTCATCGAATCCATCCCCACCGCTAACATATGTAAGAAAGGAATCATCTATATTTCCTTCATCATCATAGTTAAGATTCTGATCGGGATAATCATCATAATCATCAGAAGATGTGTAATTAAAAGTAGAGGCACTGCTTCCACCACTGTCAAATGCAGAGGTTACGCCATAGTATGCATCGCTAACAAACTCTGAAATGCCATCAAATATACTAAAATCCATTTAAGCCCCCAATACGCCAAAGACGCCCTGAATAACGGTATTACCCAATGTATTGTAAAAAGTATCTTCAGCTTGCTTCTCATACAATTCAGAATTAAAATCCTGCTGCTGTGCAAGTACTGCAGTATTATGCGCCCTCTGCGCTGCATTCTCAGAAATAGTTACCATCCATCCTGCCTCATCTCTATACCTCTGCCAAAGTTTATCCATGCTTGATTGTGTTATACCAAGAAGGTTAAGTGCGTTAGTCCGATTAACCTCGTTCTCTTCTGCAGTATTAGCCGTATTGATATTTCTACGCCATACAGCATTAGACTGTTGAATTAAATTTTCATTGTTTACGTTAAACTGCTCCCTAGCATCGTTTAACTTTTCATAATATCTTGTAGATGCATTAGTCTGGTCAGTATTAAACTGGTCCATAGCGGCTAACCGACTAGCATTAGCGTTCTGTACCTGAGTATCAAGCTCTGTAAAGAACTGATCCACCTGTAGCTGAGACTTAGCATTAAACTGTCTAGCGGCATTCTCTTGCGCCTGATCAGTAAAGAGTTTCTGAAACTGTGACTGCAGGTCAATAGTTTTTAGCTGCTGTTCGTTAGTAAGGTTTTGTGTGTCTATCTGAAGAAAAGCGCGGGAGTTATTTACCGCTGCTGTCATTCGCGCATCTAGATTAGCTTTATCCATTGCAGCGTAAGTAGCGGCATTCTGTAGAGTAGCCTGTTGTTTATTGTTTAAACTTTGAAGCTGTATAGTAGCATACTTGTTAGCATCCTGTGTTGCTATAGGTATGCCAGATTCCATTATAGCTTGGCTAATAGCAGCCGCTGCCATAGAGGACGCTCCTAGCCCTCTCTGAGACATCATAGAGCCTACATTACGTACAGCAGGAGCAGCCCAAGGAGGAGGAGGTTGCCCCTCTTCAAAAGATTTAAACAGTTCCCCTAGCTGAAACTTTACAGTAGCTTTTTCATCTAGCTCTTCTGTAACTCCTACTGCAAGAGCTTCTTCAGAAACTGCACCCTGTATATCTCCAACAACAGATTGTGCAGAAAGCTGGCCCTTAGCCGCTTCAAATTCAGGAGTTCCCTCTTCAACAAAGGACTGATACGTAGCCGCTGCTGTTCTAGTAGGAGTGGGAAGTTCTAGCCCTGTCATACTAGCCGTTTGTATAGGAGGAGCAACATCAGCAAGCTTTTCAGAAGAAGCAAAAAGCTCATCCTCCTGTAAAGTTCTAGGAGTAAAAGGTACTTTTGCAGCTTCAGGTATCTGATAATTAGGCTCTGATAGATTAGCCTCTTGAGCAACCCTATCTAAAAGCGATACTTGTCCCTGCTCCTCGTCAATCGTCAGCGGTGTGACATCTGTAGCAGTTGCTGTTGATTCTGTCTCTTCAGCCATTTAGTTATTCCTTATGTAATCTTTCTTTAAACAAGTCTTCGGCCTGTTCTTTACTTTGCTGCTGTGTTAGATTTTGAGTGATAGCTGCCAACTTTGCTTCAAGCTCTGCATTTTTAGACATAGCTGCATCCCTTTGACGAACTAAAACTCTTATAAGATTTTCAGTGTAAGTGTTATCCATTTCCTTCTTCATCTTTAGCTCCTTTAAGCATTGCCCATAACCTAAAGATTAAAAGTATAGAACCGCCCACAAGCATAAACAATTGAAGAGTCTGCTCTAAATGTTGCAGCCATATAGGAGTTGACACAAGGCTAGTTCCTATAACTGCATCTACTATATTTTTAATACTTTCAGGATTCTTAGGGTCCATACTATTATACCTTTTTTCAAGTAAAAGTCAAGTTAAACATTGTATTAAGAAGCAGTTCTAGAACTTGCTACAGGAGGATGTACACCATTATGCATTTTCCTTAAAGATTCCGTTGCAGACTTTAAACTATCTATATCTGCTTGCATCTTTGCTGTAGCCATGTGTTCTCTTCTAAGATTTTCAGGGCTATTCATTTGAGCAAGTATGTCAAGACGTTGTTTTTGTGTGCTATGGTAGGTGTCTAACGTATCTACACGTTTATCCATAGCACGAAGTCTTTTTTCAATATCTGCTAAGTTTTCTAATATAACTTTAATCTGCATTTTGCCAACAGCAGCAGCACCAGCTACAGAAAAAAGTATACCGCCAAGAGTTATGATCAGGCGAAGATCAATTGCTCCATCCACTTTAGTTACTTTCTAATACAAAATTAAAAGCTATACTAACTCGTCTTTCAGATTTATTTGGCATTACACTATGTAAAAGATAGCTAGGAAACATAACTAAAGCACTCTCTACCGGCCTAACAAACATTTGAGTTAAATTTCTTTCATTTTGTTTTAATATTGGTGTGCATCGCATGTTGTCGTGAAAAGGGGATTTAAATACTAAAGGCCCATCTTCCTTTGAAGCACATGGATAGTAAATTGCACTTATGTCTGAATTGGGATGATTATGTGTTTCTTGAGAATGTCCTGCACTATATGCGTTCAACCAAGAGTCTCTAATTTTTAATTTGTAGTTAACCGTGTCATATTCTAACAGATCACAAAACTCATTTGCTATACTTAGTACAGGGTCTTTAAGCGGTAAAAAATTAGGGTGATCAATTATATTTTCTCCAACTCCAGAAACATATAATTCGCAACACCAATTAATTGGTTTTTTATTCTTATTATTTTTTATAAAAGTATCTAAATTGTCTAAAATGCCCTTGTTTATTTTATCAGCTTTAGGAATACGTTTTTGTAAAACAGGAACTGCAAAAAACCCGTTAAAAAGAGTATCACTCATCTATACGCGTAAACCTGTTAGCATAAGTTGCTTGAACGTACACCTCACACTCTTCCCTAGAGGCATTATACTCCTCTTCCGTATATGTGCTACCAAAGTTTTCTATTGCAGCCTCCATTGCTAAACTAGAAGAATGTTCTGGAACATGGTTGGGATACCTTTCTCCAGCTTTTCCTATCTCAATATACTTAGATAACATAAAGTCGTATGGTTCAGCCATAACATTCCTCAAAAATAAGCGTTTTCAATATAGTGAAACTTAGCAGTGTCTTTATGCCAAATACCAAGATCAGTATTGTTTTTCATAAATACAGGCCATATGGAGGCAGAAGATGAGCTTAAAAAGGTTGTTACTGCTGTTTGTTTAGTCTCCACTGTGTGAGTCCCATCTGAATTAGAAAAGTCTATAGTTATAGTATCTACTAGCATGTCAGAGCCACTGGTGTAAACTCTTACGGTTCTGTATAAATCTGTGCTACCAACTCTATCTTGCCCACAAGTATACTTGGGATAATTTCCACCCGGATTCATTCCATCAAGCCCCTTTAAAAAACATTCTCCAGCAGGAACGACAGCCCCACCATTCCACGCTACTGAACTACGAACAGTCGGTGTAGCACCAGACCAAGTGATAGGGAATACTACTGAGTTTGCTGGCGTATTTGTATCAATATGAATAAGAATATTGCCCCACGTAGTAGAAAGAACAACTGGCGCTTGAGTGCTTCCGGTATGTGTAGGAAGGGTTATAGCACTATCAGAATCAGTTTTTGTTAAACTGCCACCAGCACTGCCATTCCAAGATATATGGTTGATGTCAATACGGGTAGTTGATTCACTGAAACTGGCTGAGTTATTGGAATTTATAAAAAAGAACTCGTTCGTGGTCCCAATATTCGCATACTCTGAACCGCTGCCCGGTGACGAAAAATCCCAATGATAGTATGCAGCGCCAGTAGGTTTTGCCGATTTTACTGTTGATGCACCGCCAGAATATGTCCCCATTTGCAGGGATTGGGTATTAGATGGAGTATAAACTATACCTTGCGTATCGTTAAGTCTGCGACCACCTCCATAGTACTGTGCCTGAGTTTCAAAATTAACATTATTATCAAAACTACCAAGGTTTGCAGCAAGATCATTAAAATACTTTCTTGCCGTAAACCCACCAGCAGCAGAACGCATACCCCATATACCTCGATCAAGAGATAACTGTTGCCCCGACCCAGAGTGGGAGGATGATCCTAAGGCATACATTGTCCAATCAGAGGCAAGTTCAGTAAATTCGTGAGTTGAAATGTTATAAGAAATTGGTGTCGTTGCATAATAATTGGTATTGTATGGTGCAACCATCATTAGCCAATTGTCTGCTGTGCCTGACTGAGTATTGGTTTCATCATCATCATAAACCCAATCTCCGCCTACAGACCATATACCCGCATCACTTGAACTTGTTAAATCGTCTATATAGACAACTGCTTCTGGAGGCGCACTACCCCCTGCACCAAACCCTAGAATTTGATATCCAAAACTCATATTTTACTCCAATTAGGCATCGTTGGCTGCATCAGTGGTAAAGAATAACTTTATACCGAGTAGTCGCGCATCTTCTGCCATATCATCGTTACCATCAGAAACATCTCTAAATATCCTAAAGAAACACATATCTGCATCAGCAGGGCTTCCTGCTATCGTAATTGCACCGCTTTCTGCGGTTACACACAAATCTTCTGCAGCACTTAAAGCGTCATCTGTTACAACCACTGCAGTACCATATGCAACGTCAATAGTATCATTATCAGAGACTGCTACGCCTTGCAGACCCCAAGCAACACCATCCGTGTCCGTTGCAGTAGTTGTCCAAAAAACCTGAAAAGTAACTGTGCCTTCATTCCAGCTTTTTGGAAATGCAATTTGAAACTGAGCGTGTGTATCTGCCGAGGCTTCAAAGTCCAAAACATTCATGTCAGGACGGCCAGAGGTTGTTTCTGCTGTGGTTAACGACGCACAACCATTTGTCGCAGTGGGGGTCATAGCCGCTGCAGGTACAAAGATAGTCTCTTTACCTGCCGTCTTAATCGCTGCACTTGAAACTGTAGGGGCTTGTGTAAAGTTAACCACACCGCCAGAGGAGATTGATAGCGCATCTGTATCTGATGCAGAACCAATAGTGCCAGCATCCTTAATGACAATATCATCCTTAAATGTAACAATACCTGCAGAAGATATGGTCATCGCATCGGTTGCAGATGCAGAACCAACCGTCCCATCATCAGGCACGGTGACATTAGTGCCTGTAAGAGCTACTGTTCCTGCAGTTGCAGGTAAAGTTATTGTCACATCCGCTGTAGATGCAGGGCCAATGAGAGTGACAGCGTTTGTGCCATTGTCACTGTCCTCAAAAAACTTCACAAAACCAGCACTGGTTGCGCCATTTTTAAGATCAGCACCCGCATTAATTACAGGGGTCGTTAGTGTTTTATTTGTTAGCGTAGATGTAGAAGCATCTGATACTAAAGTTGAGTTACCGCCTGTGCTTGGTATGGTTAAAACATTGTTAGCACTTTCTGAGTGAGGCGCAGCTTTTATTTGCTGTCCATGAGTGTTGGCTTCACAGTTGAATTGAATAGTGCCTTGGTTAGTATTACCTCGAACAGTTACATGGCCTGTGCCATTTGGGGCTAATTCTAGATCAGCGTTTGAAGTGGTCACAATATCCTGACCATTCATGTCTAGATCACCGCCCAACTGAGGTGACGTATCTTCGACGACATTTGATATAGCACCAGAGGTAGCAAGTCCTGCAACTACAGCAGACCTCTGAATTTTCTTTAGTCCACCACCTGACGTATCAACAGCTAAGAAAACATCATCGTTTGCAACAGTAGCTATTTCAGACAGAGAACCTACAGCTACGGAATTAAAGTTTGTGCCGTCTGCGATAAGCAAATTACCTGCAGTATTTGTTCCCAGTGTTAAATTACCGCCAACACCAAGATTACCTGAAGAGTCTAATGTAAGAGCGGTGCTAGTGCCTATCGCACTGGTGCCAATTTTAAACTTGTCACTGTCTCCATCGTCTACACCCATTGTAAATGTCTGTGTGCCAGACAGCGCAAAGGATAGGAAGGGGTCGCCATCAGTCGCAGTATTGTCGATGACTAATCCGGTGGTTCCACCCGCGCCTCCAAGGGTTAGGCCGGTATCTGCAGCATGAGTGACCGTGATATCATTATCAGAACCAAAACCAAGAACTGCACTATCGCTATCTAGCTTGAGATCATTACTAACTGTAACTGCAGTAGAGGCGTTCATATCAATGGTTGCTTCGCCATCAATACGCAGAACACCATCAGAGCTTTGTTGAATAAAGCTTGCGGTATCTCCAAACTGTATCTTTTCTGTGGTCGTTAAGAGAATGTCATCAGAAAATTTAAAATAGTCTTCATCTTCCATCCATGTTAATACGCCATCTGCAGTATTACCATCAAAGGTTACAACAATATCAGTATCGGCTCCTGTACCAAAAGTAATAGTGTTGCTTAAGAGCTTTTCAATAGCTCCTCCCTCACCATCTGTACCATCATGCTGATGGCCTCCTGTTTCAAAAGCGGCATCAATAGCATCAAACTCTGTGGTAAAATCAGACGCTTGAATAGTTTCCCCATCTACAAAATTTGTTGGGCTTGTTTTTGTATAAGCTGTACCCATTACATTCTAGCTCCCGGTGTAAATTCTAATGAAAATCCTTTTAAAGTATAAGTAGGATTTGTACTTGTATCTGTAAACTTTAGTGCCAATGCAAAGCCTGAACCTTCTACAGATTGGCGGTACAGGGGTGTGTATATTGCTGCGCCATATTCGGCTGTATTCATTATAGCACTGCCATAAAAAGCAGACCCCGCAGGATCAAGAAGATCATACAGTGCAGGGCTAGGCAAAAGAATATCTCCATAGTCATATTCAAGATTCATGTCTACACCAGCTACAGTGCCTGTTCCAAGATAGTTTATAACTACCCTTTGCATATTTTTTCTTATTCCTACATCACCCATATTGTAATCAATTGTTCTGTAAGTACAGGCCATTGTTACGCCATCAAAAGTGCTTCCATTTTCTTGTTGATATACGTAGCCATTATCAAAGTCCCCGTGAAGAACAGTGTCTTGATTAGATATGTTTCCATGAGCAGCACTCATAGGTTTAATGCCCTTTAGATCAGCATACTCCCAACCAATTTGACCTGTATCCGTACCTCTCTTTAGAACAGCCATAAGACCTGTAGAGTTAGCATCTGTAGCTGCACCGCTAGGATAGTATATTCTGTATTGACTTTTTCCGCGTATGACATGCGAGGAGATATTATCTATTTGACCCGCATTTAAACTAATTAACCTTGCCTGAACTTGCTTAGAAATCGTCCCTAGCTCCGTATCGCCAATCTTTTCAGTACCCGCGATAGTTCTTAAGCCGTCAGGAGCAAGGTAGATAAGATCACCTCCTATTTCTTGAATGCTAAAACGAGAAGAACAGCCTATGTTTCTTGTAACCGGCTGCAGCACAAAGTCTGCTACACTAGAACCGGCTAACCTGTATATGCTGTCTTTACAAAAAATAACCAAAGTTTCACGAAATTTTGCTAATCCTACAATTTCATCTCCCACAGATATCTGCCCTGCGCCAGAAGCAACACTGAAATCATTTTCACTGTAAGGTGCGCTAAACTGGACTAAGTGTCTGTTATTAGTCATACCCGAAAAGAATAGGTGGTTTTTATGCTCCACAACAACTTCAGGTGCCGCAGGTTTAGTTCCTGCTCCAGAACCTGCACCTCCTGTTAAAGGTAGGTAAGTGTTTCCATCATACGTGGCGGCATCGTTAGCTCCGTCAGCCATTGCAATTTTTTCTGTACCCGTCCAGTTATAAACGGAGAAAGAGTAACGTTCTGCATCAGAACGATTGCTAGCGATAGAAGTCCATCCAGAGCCTGAACTAAACATCACGTTAGCGCCCCGTGCAGCAACTACTTTATCATTCCATACTGCTATACCAAGTATTCCGCCTGAGCCAGTAACCTGATTATCATCAAACTTAGTAAACCCAAGAATTTTAGAGTAGCCTCCAGTTACAGAAGGTTCATAGTTTTCAAGAGTCACTGCTTCTCCGGGCTTTGCAACAAAAACACTTTTGTCAAGAACAAGACCGCCATCGCAGTTTACAGGAAAGGCTTGTATGGGCATTAAACGGCTCTCATATAGTCTTTTTGATTAAGAAGCTCTGTTTTCATTCTGCGGATACCATTCTCATAGTCTCTAAATGCAAACTGTGCAGCTTGATCGTTACCTCTAAGAATATGTACGTAGTATTTTACACGGGCTACAATTACATCTTGATACCTTAGAGGGATTTTTGGAGTGTCATTAAATAGAGACAATTCTGCAGAAGAGTCATAGAAATCAAACTCAACCTCATACTGAGTGTTTTCAGGTATCGGAGTAACTCCAAATGCAACATCACTCCTGATGCGGTATACGCAATCAGGCGCACCAAACCCACTATCGGGGGATGAAAGGGATAAGAACTCACTTTGCCTGTAGGAAGAATGATACCTACCTAATCCTTCATGGTACTCTTCATAAGATTTATACTTTAGAGGTTTTGCTGAAGCGTCCTCTTCAAATACTTCTATAAAATCTATATCAAGATTTTGAGATGCAGTATTGCTAAGACTTATGAAAGTCTGCTGAGTTGATGCAGTAAACCTAGCCGTTTTTATTTCTCCAGCGCCAACATTTGAAATAGTAAATGTTGTGGATAAATCAGAATCTTTATCGCTGCTAGAACCAGCAAAAACATTAAGAGTTTCAGAAGTAGCTGAAGAACTGCCCGAAGATATTCTTGCAGTAATTCTATATGATCTATTTTCTACTGTAGGTATGGCCTGATCAACGCAACCAGCGTTTAGCCGAAGAACACCCGCTGCGTATCCGCCATTGCCGCTAATGTCATTACTAACCGCTGGAGTGCCTCCTGTGCTAGTACCTGCAGGGTCAGAACTACGGCTAGACCAGTAAGAGCCAAGAGTAATTGTCTTGTCAAACTCTCCCTCTTTAATGAGGTTCTGTGGGCGCAGAAAAAACCCATCATAGTCTACATCAGTGCAGAAAGTAACAACTCCAGAGGTAGCCGTGCGGGTAGAAGATACGCCTGTTATAGTTTCTGCTGCCTGAAACTCTCCTTCAATAGGTTCTATAAGCATGTACTGCTCATCTGAATGACCACCATGCGGAGGTACTCTTCGTAGAATACCCTTTGCAGAGGACGTTCCTCCTGTAACAACCTCGTTGAGGGTGAAGGCTCCGCTAACACTAGAAACTACTACCTTTACAGGGTATTTATACTGACCTGTACCGCCAAAGAGAGTGTACCTCGCACTGTGGAAATGCCAAGGCCACTGAATGTACTCGGCATCTATATCGCGTATGGCTTTATTAATGCCTACTTTAACTGTGGTCTGTACACCTCTTGTGCCGGACAAACCTGCAGCAGTTTCTGCAACAGTTGTTTCGTTTATATCGAACAGAACAGAGTTTATTAATTCTACATAATTCATGGTTTGCCTAACTGTTAGCTAAAAATAATTCATCTATAGATAGCACCGCTTCTAGCCTATTAGCAGTTTCTGCTGTAAGTTTAATAGCGTCTCCCTCATTCAAATTTAAATCTAAATCTAGAATAAGGTAGCTATGTGAAGCTATTGCAAATTCATTTACAATAGAGTATGTAGCACTCGCACTAGCATCGGTTATCTGTACGGTAATGTCCGTTTGATGTCCTGAGGTTTGGGCTATAACAATTTTTTTTAATACAGCATCGTGACCAGCAGGAACGGTGTAGACTGTTGTTTGATCTGTGCTGCTAAGAGCAACCCCTGCATTTCTTAGTCGAACTGGACGGGCTAGTGCGTTTGTCAAGAGTCTATCCCCTTAGTTTTTTTTATAGCGGGTGCAAAATTAGTCCCAATAGAGGACACGCATTCAACATCAGGGTTGATGTCGGCTACTCCCGTTAACGTGTAGCTTTTAGTTTCAGGGTTTATATACATTGTAAAAGTTATGCTGTATTGAAAATCTCTGAAAGAAAATGCAGGATACTCTCCAATACTTTCAGCTTGAATTTTAATAGTACCTATAGGAAAACAAAGGTTAGAAGCCTCTTGCGATTGGCTTGGTTTTACCGCTATAAAAACCATTGCAAAAAAAAGCAACGCCGCCGAAATCCGCTTCATATCACATACCCCAAGCTTTCTTTAAATACATCTGAACAAGCGTTGATTTTGTAAACATGCTCTTTTGAGTTTCCATGAGATAAGCATTTACCTCATACATATTTTGCAAAATAAAAGACTGTTCGTAAGATACATTAGAGGACATCCATCCAATTATGTTTTGTCTAAAACCTTTAGTGACCTTCCCTACTCCATGAGGGTATATGATAGGAAATATTACAGCTTCACCTGCACCTAGCTTTTTACCTATCCTGCCTACTGAAGTATCTAAAATAAATTCTCCACCTTCGTAATCGTCTGATAAATTTACGCTCCACCCATAGTCAAAGAATACATTTTTTGATTTAGGGTTAGCCTTAAAAGAATCTACGTGTAAATCGTAGTAGTCGTCTTTAAAATATTTGTTATAAAAGTTTACTGATACTCTAGTAGGGCAATACACGCTGTCTATATAGTGAGTATCGTAAAATTTGTCTGTAATGAGTTTTCTAACTTCATCTGGAACGCTGTTAGACTCTTGATTGCTTTTTATGCTTTCTAAGTCAGCGGCAGTCTCTTTTCCGCTTTTGTACGTGTTACTATCTATTTTGTCCAAACAAAAATTTACTTCATCTTTAGTAAGTAGCTTGATAAACATATGACCTCCATCAATTCAATATCATAGCAAGAAGGGTGGGGTTTTTAAAAGGAACCCCACAGAAACCTTTAGTACATTTACGTACCCGACGAAACCGTAGCCGCTTCCGTAAGCGGGTTGCGAGAAATGTCAACCAAGCAAACGTGAACGCGGAAACGAGCAGCACTTTCACCAGACGAACCAGCATCAAGGATGAGGGCGTCAATCGTGTCAGCACTTGTTAGGATACGAGCGTTAGCCCCGGAAGCCCCAACAGCGGCTTCAAGGAACGGTGTAAAGCCAGCAGCAAGCACAGAACCGTCAACAAAACAGTCTACGTCACCACCAGTAATACCGATATCCAGAGTAACCTGAGCATTACCACGCGCTTCAAGAACTTCAAGCGCACCGGCAATAATCATGCTATCCGCAGGAACGTCAACCAACTGGACGACATCTCCACCCGCACCGCCATCGGCAGTGTCGTGGACCTGCGAAGTGATCACATAAGGAGTAGGCATACGCGAAGGATGACCAACGGTCCCACCTCCGGTAATAGTACGATCAATAGTAGCCATAAGTTATGTCCTCCCCTTAGCTGTAATCTACAATGCCGAGGCAGAGAGCCTCTGGACGAATGACCTTACGGCCATAAACGTGCAGACCGCGAACCACATCCGAGAACGAATCGGGATCGCGAATAACTTCTGTCTTAGCAATTGAGTTGGCAGTCGCCATGCCGGAAATGTGACCAGCAAGAACAATGTTCTCACCAGTACCAACGCCGGAAAGCGATACCATGTCGGTCGTAGTCGTAGCATCCGCCGACTGACGGAGTGCATTTGACTTGTAGAGGCTGAAGCCCATAATCTTCTGGTTCGTAACCAGACCATTACGGAGCGGGGAACTAGCGTCACCCGTTACCTGAACTTCAACGATCTTCGCACCCGCTTTGTACAGGTTTTCATAGACACGCGGGGGCGCTACAAACCAACGGTTCTCTTCAGGAACGTCCTGCTCATCGAGCTTACGAGCCATAAGAGCCATAAGGTTTACAACGTCATCACCGGCATCGGAACCAGTAACCGTAACTGGAGTACCTGAAGTACCAAGATTGGAATCGGTTTCAACCGTGCCAGAAGCACCCTTGATACCCGCATTGTCAATCATGGCCTGAAGTACGTTCTTGTCGTAGTTACGTTTCAGCGAAAACGCACCTGAAGAGGTGGCAAGCGCCTCAAAGTTCACATGCGACTGACGCTCTTCGATGTCATCCACCTTAAACGCAAACGCCTGTGCCTGATCTACCGTCAACTGGATTTCGTCATCTGCCAAGTCCTGCGGCGTAACCACAGAGCCTCGCGAGTATGCGGAAATCGTAACGGTAGGTTCTTTCATAATCCGAACCGTGTCACCAAAGTTCTCAATTTCTCCTGCGTAGTCAGTATTGGTAATGTCTTCGACTACCGACGCACGGCGGAAAAACTTAAGAACCTTTTGGCTATAGATTTCGGCCTGAAAATTACCGGTAGGTAGATTACCATAACCGGCTGATACGGAAACAGCCATATCTCAAGTCCTTTCTTTATAGTCTATCTATTAACGATACGTCCCTCCGCTTGAGCCTGATCCAGTTCTGATTCAACTTTTTCAAATTCATGCGGTTTGAGTCTACGTATCTCTGAAGTAGTCCACACCTTTTTGTTTGCATTCGAGTCTGTAGCAACATTAATGCCTTTAGTCCTTGTTACGGCTTCTGCTGCTGCAGCCTGTTGTTTGCGAGGTCTGCCTACTTTTTTGTTTGAGCCAGTATCGGCCTTGTACAAGTCAAGAACGCGGGAAGCCCATTTAACATCTTCCTTGTTCTTCGTGATACCATCTGAAAGGCTAGGTGGCTGCTCCTGAAGCCAAGAGGCAAACTTTTCAGACTTTTTAATTTCTGAGAAGTCAGGATGCAGGGCCAGCAATTGCTGATAAGCACTTTTAGCTTTTAGCTGCTCTTCCTTCCGAGAAAGATGCGAAACTTGTTCACGAAGTTCAGCAAGTTCTTTTTCAGCATTCTTAGCAGTAATCGCTTCAACTACATTATATACGTCAGGATAGTTTTCTTTAAAGTTCTCAATATTGGCGTCATATTCTGGCGCTTCTTGTTCTACGGGTTGAGAAACAAGCTGTTCCTTTTCCTCTCTCCACTCATGGAGTTTGGAGTCGTAGTGCTTCTTTAAATCATCATAACGTTTTTTGTAATCATGCTCCTCCGTCTGCACTTCAGAATTATTCTGAGAGGGCTGAACGGAAATGGTTTCATCGTCAAACTGGTTAGTGTCTTCAGCGTCTTCCTCTAGGGTAGCTTCCGGGTCAACTACTTCATCGTCCTTGTACACATCAGATTTGTAGCTGCCTTTATAAGGGCCTAGTTTCTCATCTTCTTTAGCTTGTACTTCTTTAGTCATTTTTCCTCCTTACGGGGCCTATAAAAGGGTAGCCGCAGTTGGGTTTGGTACTACGCAGGGCCGTTAATTAACGGGTAGCTGCATCTTATTTTGCAATGTACGTT